TCTTCCGCTCAAAGGTGAAGGAGCGACGGGTTACGCCAGCCTTAAGAACGTTCGTGGTCCACGTTCCGCACAGAGCGGCTTCAAGAAGATCGTCGAAGGCTTCGTACTCAAGCTCGCCAGTGATCTCACCGGAAACGCTCTTGTTCCCGTGGCGGAAGTCCTCAACCTGCCGGTCGCCCCGGAGCTTCTCGGACTCGATAGCGTCCTTCGTAAGCGCAAGGGTCGTCCCCGTATGGGGAACCGGCGTCCAAGTAGGCGTAGAAGGCGTGGTGCCGTAGGTGGTTTCTGCAACGAAGTGCAGACTATGTTGTGCGCCGTTTGCAATAGTCATGACCGTGCCCCTGTATATGTCTGCACATCAATCGAAACCGGCACGAATACCCACGCGCCGTCTAAAATTGCAGGACCGATACTGACAGACCGAACCCGCAAGCTCGTACCATTATAAGTCAGAACGGTGCCCCGCTTGAAATGGTCCGCAATCGTATCGGGTAGTGTAGTCCGCCCTGCGCCCCGAGGATATACAACGTCCACCTGATAGATAGCGTTCGTTTCGTCCTTCCCAGAAGCCCCCAGAGAGGCTTGTACGGTGTCCGCAGGAAGGAACGTAGGGCGAACATAGGTCGTACCAGCAGACGGCTCATAGGGCACGTTAGGCCACGCTACGGGCGTTTCGTCCATAATATTAAGTTGGTTATCAAGCGCTGCCTGCATATCGTTAAAGAAGGTGCTCACTTGTTAGCCTCATTCATTCGCGCCTGTAGCTCTGCGACGCTTAACCGTAGCATCCCGCTCGGCGCTTGCTTAGACCAGCCATACTCTAGCCGACGCGCATAGGGGAGATTGTTTGACAGGTAGAACGTCCCGCCCATCTTTAGGTTATTGATCGTGCCTCGCGCCTTATTAATAGCGCCAGAGCCAGAGCGGTCTACGCTTTCCGTCGTAGCGGTGTTGACGGTATTAACCGACGCTTGCCAGTTATTACGAAAGCGCCCCGTGTCTACAGGGCTGCGCTTAACGATCCGATTCGTCAGGCCGAACAGAGTCCCCCGAACTACCTTCTCGGGTATCCCGGAGAACTCTAGCGTCGCTTCGGTCCAGCCTTTCATTTCCGAACCTGTAGGTTTGATGCGACCACGGTCCCACTGGGCCCGATATCGCTAATCGAGATAATTCGGTAAGTCTCCGACCCCACCACGACCGTATCACCGACTTCATACGTTCCGCTCTCCGCGAGCATTCGACGGTCGCCCTGTAGTACAGAACCATCAGCCCTATCAGCGTCAGAATAGTCAAAAAGGCAAGCGTACGCCGTATAGGTAGACGAGGTGTCCGTGGTCGTTCCGGTAGCTGGGTCATACGTCCCCTTCGTTACCCGTGTGAACGTATATTGGGTCCCGAACTTCGCAATCATTCGGCCCGCAGATTGCGTAAGAGGCGTGTAGTTATAGCTCACGCGCGGGACACCATCGTTACAGGCTGAACGAGCTTCCTAAGAGCTTGGGTAAGAGCGGGGGTCGTACGCTTCATGCCTGCGCTGTCCTTGTAGGTGATCTTGATAGAGTCCACCTGCTCGGACGTTACCTCACGCTCCGAAGGGGCCAGCCGGGAATCCCCGTCCGCCTCGATCTTAATCAGCTCGTAAATGGCCGTCTTTACCTCTTTAGGGATCTCGTCCGAATCGACGGCGTAGCCATCAATGTAGACGTCATCCCGAGGCCATTGCATGGGCTGAAGCTCCGTATGCTTCACACCCTTAAACGCAAGCGACTCAAAATAGTCGTGCGCACGGTATAGCTGTTGGGAGATGGCCGCGTCGGTTCCATAGGTGATCCCGCGATCATCAGCCCAGCTTTTGAATTCTGCGACGGTGATATAAGAGTTAGCCGACGCTACTCCGGTTCCATCTTCGACCACGATAGCCATTTAGCGAGTCTCCAGAACCTTGTAGTCGCCCAGCTTGTAGTTCTCAACTTCAGAGGGGTGGACGTCAGCGGTCTTGCCGTCAGGGCGTACCATCTTGACCAGTTTGGGCTTAGGGCCCGGCTTTTTCTTTTCCATTTCGTACCCCCGAGAGAAAGGGGGCCCGAAGGCCCCCTGATACCTCTTAGCCGAGGAGGAGAGCGATGAAGTCAGGCTTCCAAGCCTTGACACCCCATGCTGCTGCCACTTCGATCATGGTCTTACGATAGCCACGGTAGACGCGGACTTCAAAGACCAGCCCGGAGAACGGGTCTTGAATGGTCATTGCGTCGTCGGCAGCATCGCCACCCTCGGGCACAGCCGGAGCGCGCATTGCGATCTCCAGAGCGCGACGGTGGAAGGCCACGTTTGCTGCGTAGCTATCCCCAACGGTGATGGCCGCGTTGTCAGCGAGCGCGGTGCGCAGACCGGGAGCCCCGATTGCGAATGCGCCGCCAGCAAGAGCGGTGTTCACCACATACTTCCGGGTGTCCCCGTTGAAGGTCACAACGTCACCGGCAAGGATCGTACCAGTGCCACCGTCAGCAGCGATGCTGGTGTCGCCCACAGCGGACGAAGCATCGTTGAGCAGGTAGCTAGCACCCGTGCCTTTGGTGTGCGCCTGAACTTGTGCGGACTCGCGGAGCGCGAGGCCCTGAAGCTCAAGGAGCGTACCTTGACGCAGGAGGTCAGACCCACCGGCCTCGTTCACCTTCTGGAGCTGAGCAAGCTGGCGCAGGTTGGTACCGGCGACAGTGTTCAGGACCAGAGAGGCTTGGCCGTCGTTAGCAGGCATACCGTTGTCCACCAGAATCTGGCGAACCTCGGCCACTTCGGAGAAGTTGGAGCCGAACGGGGTGGTGCCAGCGGTGCCGAAGGCGCGAGAAGCGTTCTTGTACGCCTCAACCGCCATGTCGTACTCCATCTCGTTGACGAGAGCGCGCATAGCTTGTGCGATCTGGTCACCATAGACGGTTTCGAAGCCCACGCCATTGTTCAAAGAGCGAATGTTCTCACCCGTGTACGGGATTTGAACTGCACGGCTCTTGGAAATGGAGAGGGTCTTGTTGTCCACGGTCTGATCGGTCCCTTCCGGGATCGTCATTGCCTCGGACACATCAACCACGCTTGCAGCACGGGTGAACGCAGCGCGGACGGTATCGCCCTTTGCAACGCGCTCGGAGCCGTTTGCGTTGATGGTAGCCGCAGGGATGAAGCCGGTTAGCTCCCGCCCCACCACATCAGCAGCGACGTAGATGTCCGCTGCGAGGTTCGTCAGTACGTTAGCCATAACCGGCCTCCAGAATACTATTCGTCAAAGACTTTGCCGCCTGACTTGATGAACGCGGATCGTTGCCACTGGTCCATCTTATCAAACGCGGCTCTGCTCACTTCCTTACGCGCTTCGGCTCCACCTTGCGCCTTGACGGCCCCGCCGCCACTAGCTTGACTGCCGTCCACGAGGAACGGGTATGCGTTCCGAATGGAGTTAGTCAAATCTTCCATAGACGAAACGGTTAATTGCCCGCTCTCGTCCGTAACTCGTAACTCATTATCGACCAGAGTCAGCCTTTGGCTAATCTCTTTCTGGAGCAATTGTGCGCGCCCCGTATCTTTTGTCAACTGCGCCGCTAGTTTAGCAGCCTCCGCCGATACTTTCTGCTGCCTAATATCGGCGTTCATCTTCTCAATGGTAGAGCGGAGCGTGTCTGCCTCTTGCTTCTGCGACTCGAACAACTGCTTATAGTCGTTCTCCTTCGCCGCTTTCTCCTCGGCTTCTTGCTTAGCCCGGAGGAGGGCTTGTTCCCGCTCCTGCTGTACCTTCTTCTTCTCGGAAAGAAGCTCGTCTACCTTCGACTTAAGCCCCTTCGTTTCATTCTCTAGCGTAGCCTGTAGCGCTTCGTTGAACCGCTCGGAAAGCTGCGCCTTTACCGATTCGTCTAATTCGATGTCGTTCAATAACTCACTCATGCGTCACCTCTGGTTAGCACGTTGCGGCTCAGCCGCGTTAAAGTCCCGCCCGCTCAAACGCGAGGGGTTCTAGCTCTCGGAGCTGGTCTAATGATAGCACGCGCCCCTGTTCATCTACGAACCTGCCTATGGAAATCTTACCGTCCCGGAATAGCTTAGCCTTAGCGATCCCTAAGACTTCCTCTTGGAACGCTTTTGGCTGCTTCCGTAACCATTGCTCGTAATTCGTGTCCGCCCCTACAGACCGCGTGCCATCCGCTCCGACCGAAGGTCTATCGCCCTCAATATCAGCGCCAAGGTCAAACTCAGGATTAACCACCCAAGTAATAGTAGACCGGCAATTAAAATGAGCAGGAGGCTTAGGATTAGAATCAATATCCTTAAAGATTTGTCCGTCACGCGATGCGCAAATGAGGCTAGTGCGGGAGTCCAGCGTCGCCACCCATTGGTAAGAGTCGATAATGTCATCGTTCTCCCTCATGGTGATCTGACGGGCCTGAATCGACACATGGTTAGTCACGGTGCGGGCAAGGGCTGCTGCTTGCCGCGTTTGGATACCCTCAAGGTCCTTGATGTTCTTAACGATCTGCTGGGTAGTCTCACCTAACACGATGCCGTCCCTGATCTTCTGAACGATCTGCTGCGCCTTCTTCCGCCCGAACTCCGATAACGCCTCTCGGATCGTATAGCCCTTCGTAGGCTCAAGGTCCATGATGTTCGTAAGCATAGCGGCTTGGACTTGGGCCATATTCGGAAGGACGGTATCGACAGCGACGTTCGCTCCAAGGACTCTAAAGTTAAAGCCTACCTCGTACTCTACGAAGTCTAAGGCTTCCTGAATGAACCCGTCCGTATAGTCCCCGTTTAGCTCGTTGACCATCTGGATTAGGTCTTGAATTAGCCGGTCTAAGCGGGCGCGGGAAAGCTCCGTAAGGTCGATATTCAACCGCGATACGGCTTCGTCTAATACCTTGCGAATAAACTCCTCGGCCTCACGCTCCCGCCCCTTCGCATACCGCTGCACGAAGATTTGGTGCCTGATGAAGGCGTCCCGGATATCGTCATTCGTACTCATTTCTTGGGCTTATACCCCGAAGCGTAAGCGGCTCGGCCCTGCTTCTCGGCCTCTGCCTTGGTCCTGTAGACCTTCCCAGACTTGCCCCAGCGGTAGCCGCCTTGAACCTTATAGACCGGCATAACTCACCATTTTTCCCTTGCCGCCCAGTAGGCTGCGCTCATTTTCCCTTTGGCGATGTTCTTTCGGTGTCGGGCCATGAAGGAGGCTCGTCGCTTCTTAGCTGTCTCTGACTCTCCTTTACGGGGGGGAGAACCAGAAACGCCTTGCTGTCCGAACCTGATCGTTTTGATCTGGTCCCCTTCCTTCGCCAGTACAACATGGCTTTTCGTTGGGTGCTTCGGGGTACGCTTCGGCTTGTTGTATCCCTCAACGCCTAACCTCTCGATCCGGGGGTCTTTAGCCACGGGTAGCCCTCCTGACGGCAGCGCGCTCTGCTTTCGTGTAGGAGGCAGACTGCTTACCCTTCTTAGATGCTTTGTTCTTAGCACGGCTCCCTGCTGCCTTCTGGCCCGGCGTTAGGGATTCCCGAGCAGCCTTGGGGAGATAACGGGATTTACCGGGCTTCCCGGTATAGTCCCACTCCTGCTTAGTCCAGTTGCTTAGGCTCTTTTGGGGCTTCTTCATGACTTGTAGCCTCCGCCTTTCGCCTTGTATTCCCTTGCGAGCATCTGAGCCTTCCGGGCAGACCATTGCCCCGGCTTCCCACCCTTATCGCCTGCCTTGATCTTCTCGAAGATGCGCTTACGCATAGCGGGCTTCGTATAGTTACCCGCAGCGTTGACCGTGGACTTCTTTTTGGTCGGCATATGCGCCTCCCTATGCCAAGGGGCTCACTTCGCCCAGTTCTTCCCGTACGTCCTCTAAGGTGCGGTCCCCTTCAATGATCCCAGCAGCCTTAAGCCGGTCGAAGATGTCAGCGTCCGAGATAATCTGACGGTCGAGGAGCGTCGTCATAGCCATGATTAGCTGGGGGTCTACCGATTTGTCGTAGAACTCCCGGTTGATCTGGAACTCGGCCTCGTCGGATACGCCCATGAACTCGCCGCACCATGAGATGCACTGCTCGATCGCCATCGACAGGTTCTGCACGATGTCCCCGAGTACGCTGTTCTCACTAGCGAAGCGAATCCGGGCACCCTCTGCCGTTTCGTTATTGCCACGGTCCGTGATGATCCGAGCGCCGATAGCGACCATAGCCTGCTCTTTCGCCTTCATGGCTTCCATGACGAGAGAGTTCGGGTTCGGTTGTAAGAGGGTCGCAGAGCCTGAATCGCCCAGAACGTGCCCCGTCCGTGCCCCTAACTTAATCCCGTCCGGGTTGTAGTCGTACCACTGCTCCGGGGAGAGGTTGTGCGTAATGAACAGGGTAGGCTGCCCCGTGATAAAGCAGGACTCCTCGTAGTCTGCGCTGTTCCGATAGTGGGCGATGTTGACGTCCGCGATATCAGACAAGGGCGCATCGTCTACCGTAGCGTCGTTGTTCTTCGATCCCACAAACATCAGCGGGATAAAGTCCCACACAGACCCGTCTGCCTTCTTGGGGTAAAATTCGTCCGTGTATTCTTCCTCGTCCCGGTATAGCTGTTGCGTATACCCATCTTCTCTCAGGCGAAGAACCCGATACTGGGTTTTCTGCTCGTGGCCGAACTCGTCGTCCCCCTCTAGATACGTTTCGGCTAATACGCAGAGGGTAAGGAGCTTCCGTCCTCGAACATTGTCCGTTTTCCAGTTGACGCACTGTTCCGCCGTGTAAGGAATGATCGCTGCCCGTAGATCGAGGCGTGCTACTTCTTCAGCGGTCAGGCCATCTTCCGTCTGAGGGTAATCTACGAGGAGGACAGATCGGCCAGTCTCTAGAAGGTTCGATAGCTCGTCCTTCGCCATCTGAACGAGCCCGAGCCCGTCCCCCGTGGCGTCGTCCTCTAGATACTCAAGGCCGTTAG